AGCCCTGTGGCAGGCATTAAGCCACCTGTGGGCGGTCTATGCCCAAGAGCTGTTTAATCATCGGTGTCATGGCACTGACGGGCGCTGAGCCCATACCATCGAACGTAGCAAAGGTGTCCTGTACAGAGCCTCGCGCGCGCCACAATGCAGCTGCATACATAAGCGTACCCAGCGTGCAATCGTGGCCCGGGCTTGTAGTCAGACTATCAAAATAGCCAGACTCTTGCCTGCGCCTAAACGCAAAATCGTTAGCCGCGTTTCGAGCCTGCGTAGCGAGCGTGTAGTCATCACTTGGGTTCACAATATCTACGCCAAGATATGTCACCAGCTGCGAAATGCTTACCCACTGGCAATCCTGCGAAAAAGTGATAGTGCCAGCCGATGCAATGCGGCCAACATCAGCACCAGTACAAGCAAAGAGCACCTGGTTAGGGATGCTGACATTGCTATTAAATAACAGATCACCTTCGGTGTCTATGCCGATGTACTCATACTTGGGCAAGGCATAAACCACAAAGGTACCGTTAAAGGGTGCACCAACAGTGGCAACAGTAATGGATTGACCCACCTCTATTTCAGTGTCGGTCAGTGTTTGTAGCACCGCATAGTTGTCTAGCAGTTGCTTAAAAGTGACTGTGTATGTAGCCATGGCGGCTAACCGCCTTTCGCTTTACGCGATTGTGATGGACTGAACTTGGGTGCTGTCTGCGATGAAGCTTGAGACATAGCCTGCGTACGAGAAGTTGCGACCCAATGTGGATGGCAACTCTACGGACATCAAGCCACGGATTTGCTCGTAGAACTCAATTGCTTGAGCGCGAGCAACGACCATCGTCGAGGCTGCAAAGTTTTTGTCTGCAACAAGGCTCAGACCAAATGGGTTAAATGTATTCATTTGGGTGATGTTTGATGTGCCTGCTGCGTTCATGCCCATGAGGCCAGCTGCGCCGACATATGGGAATACTGGACGCTTGTCAGCATCAAGTTGCTTGCCCAAGTACAGCCACACATTGGGATCAACAAACAAGTGGTCTGGCAAGAAGTTTGTTGCGGTGAGGATGTTGTAAGCGGCGGTGTACAGCGCGTTAAACAGTGAACTTGGGTCAGTCGATGAGACTGTCCATGTTGCACCGGACGCGGTTGCTCCAGCAGTGATTGCGTCTGCTGCGACATTGTCCGATGCGAGCATGTATTCGCCGACAAGGTCGTTGAGAATGATCTGCAACGATGCTGGGTCAGTGAAATCAACATCTTGGATGGACAGTGTTACTTGACCAGCAAGCGTGGTTTTGCTGACAGTGTTTGCAGCAATGACCATGGTTGTTGCCGATGCAGCAGAAAGTTCGCTTGATTGTGCAGCAACGCTTGTGTGCGTTGTGATTGTTGGGCGAACAAAAGTCTTTGATGCTCCGCCGTTTGGCATTGCGCGTGCGCCGATTGCTTGCACAACTGGACGGATGAAATTGAGGTCTTGGAACACTGGCCCAAGGACTGGTACTGGCAAAAGACCAGGAGTGTCAGTGGTAAGAACATCGCCTGCAGCTGCTTCGAGAGCGGTCTGCCTTGACTTGATGTATTCCTGTGTTGCAGCTGCGACATTGGCAAATGTTGTGCCACCGATGTGCATTGCAGCGAAGTACTCACCTGGTGTTGGTAGTGCAAACTTGCGTTTTGGCTGTGCGAAAAGGGCTGATGCTTCGATTACTTCTGGTGCTGGTTGTTCTGACACTTCGGTCTCCTCTGACTCTGTGGGTTTAGGCTCATCGGGTGCCGTTTCTGTATTATTGCTCAAGTCATCCTCTGATGTGGGGATACTCGCGGCAACATCTGTGATGGTAGCACCTGCAAAGGCTGGCTGTGGTACAAGTGACAGCTCCATCCAATCGGCTGCTTCCACGATCATTACGCCATCTTCGTTAAACGAAAACTTAGTTGGGTTTACGCCTACCGACACAGAGTCAAGCACGCCATCGGCTGCCAAGATTAGGGCCTCATCGCCTAGGGCTGTCGTTGAGACTTTGGCTGTGAAATACATAGCTTCTTCGTCATCGGTGCGCTCGGTGACAAGGCCAATGGCCTGCGTAGAGTCGTGGCTCATGTAGAGCTTTGGGGCTTTGCCTTCTGTTGGCAATGAACCCGGCAAAAAAGAAACTGTCTGGCCACCTGAGACTGTGGCCTCGGTGTTGTATGGCAATGCAATGCCAGTAATGGTGCGCTTGGGGCCGTCTTCTGTGGCGGCATCAACTGAGAATGTGGAACTGGTAAAGCGCATCATGCGAGTGACTCCTGGGTGTTTTCTTCTGGTTCGTTGTCGGGCATTTTGTCGGCTACATAGTTTTCTTCTAGGTAGCTCTTTGTATCAAACTTTACATAGGTGCCACGCGGCAGCACGTTATTCATTGACAATGTGCTAGCGATGCAATCGGCGTATGGCTTGACACCAAAAATGTATAGATCAGCGCGTGACTGCTCACTGCTGGTGTAGGCATAAGCACCAGTGGCAACACCTACAAGGTAGGGGGGAACACCACATAGGCGTGCCAGGTCTAGTGCTGAATACTGGGCTGACTCGATCATCAGCATTTTGTCCGGTGTAGCAGTGCTGGCTTCATAGCTGAGGAACTCATTAAGCACTGCGGTCTGGCTAGTCAATCGAGCCTCTTGGAACGCTGCGCCAATCTCTGACAACTCTTGAGCGCTCAATGGCTCTCCGCCAGTCTGTTTTAATACGCCACTAGGCAATGATGACTGGGCGTTCTTGTAGCGACTCTGTTCAACCTTTAACGCTGTGGCGATGGTCTGTTCGGAGCTGTAAATGATGCCCTGAATAGGGCTAAGAAACTGAATGACATTGCGGTAATCAAGCTCGTTACCAGCGAAACTAATAGCCTTAGACGGCTGGTAAAACACCGGGCCTTCCTCATCAGCAGTTTGAATTGAGCCCATAGGTAGCAACTGAAATTTAGTTGGATAGCCATCAACTGTGCGCTCGGTTACATACCACATAGCACGCCCGTAGAACAGAAGCGACTCAAGTGTGTAGGCCATGATGTGGTTGTAGGTCACGGCTGGGTCTGGCTGGCGTAGCCAAGACCTAGGTGCTAACGGGATTTCTTCCATCTCGCCAGTCGCATCGTTATACATTTCGCCGTACATTTTTAACGGCATACAAGCAATGACCGAAGCCAAAAGGTCACGTGATCGAGACACCGTTGCCAGCGTCATAGCGCGATCACGGGCATAACCAGACTGGTAGTTGTAAAGATTTTTTAGTGGGTTTGTGCTGTTGCCTGTTGGCGCGTATCCGACAGCGGCCTGCACTGATGGCGTTGAGATAGCGGCCTTGGTTACTGGCTTATTAAAAATACCCATAGCGGTAGTATGCCACTTTCTGCCGGGTGTGTGTGGTACTGCCCTGCTCATCCCGACAACGCCCAGAGCAGTACCGCCAATACTTTAGCGACTAACTACCACCATCATTGGCTTACCTGCTTGCTTAGGTCGTGACGCTAAAGCGGCAGCCCAAATAGTGCAGCGCGCAAGCTCTATCGGTCCGGGACTCCTCTTTGAACTGAGAGCGAGTTGATTCGACTGCATGATGGCGACGCTGCGGTTCATATGTTCAGCAAGGTTTTGCTCGCCTTGGTGCACCAGTTTTGCATCGTTAATTTGTGCTCTGACTAAGGATGTGTAGCGCAAAAGTTCGCCGTAGCCCACGACCTTGGTGCGCCTAGTCAAAGGCAACGGCACATGATGTTCGAGCGCTGGGGTCACAGCCAAGCCCAATAATGGGTGAGCCGCGCAAGCATCCATCATCGCTTGCTGGCACTCGGCCAAAGATTGAACGACAAACTCAACCGATACGTGCACTACCCCGACATCATCTACAGCTGCACGAACAGCGACATAGCGTGATCCGTCAAGGCTTGAGTCACAAGCAAGCCAGCCATTGTCTGGGCCTTGAATATCTGACAGGCAAGCATCCCACTGGCCAGGCTGTAGCCAGCAAGCATCGGCATTGACAAACTGGTTAAGGCTGGCGCGTAGGAATGATGATCTGTCTGGGTGGTCTGCATCTATCAACATTGACTGCAGCTCTAGGGTTTGCCCGAGCGCCGGGTTAGCCCAGCCCCACCAGCGTGTGTCCATAACATCAACACCTGGCGGTGGTGACCATTCGGCAAAGTAAAACGCGCCAGCGCGTTGCTCCCCAATAAGTGACAGTCCTAATTCTCTGTATCGGAGCATGGCCGTGGATGCTTCAGTGCCGGCAGTGGAAGTCATCACCATTAGTGGCGAGCCACCAGCTGTGCGAACATTGCGGGCCTTCATAGTTGGTCGCAAAGAATGAGCCATGACAGCATCATCGACTGCGTAGATTTCATCAACCCAGATCAAGTCTGCAGAAAGGCCCATACCTGCCGATGGTGTTGCAGCCTTAATGAACCAGCGCGATCCATCAGGCATCGCCAGTTCCATACGGCCATATCCCCACTTAGGTTTAGCGTCAAAATACTGCTCCAAAATTGGGGCCAAAAATTGGTATTGCAAGTTAGCCAAAGGCAACTCATGCGCGCTTGAAATAACGGTCTGTGGTTTGCCACGTAGTGCAGCAATGCTGGTCAGCCAGGTGCCCACAATCGCCTGCCCCAAAACAGTCTTCCCATTTTGACGCGCCACAGTAATTAGACCGGAGCGATTAACAAGATCACCAGAGTCGTCAGACTCAAGTAAACCCATAGCGGCATGAACCTGCCACGGCATCAACTCGACCTGCATATATTTGCGCGCAAACTCAACCACCAAAGGTGCGTACACAGAAAGACCCGTTGTCACAGTTTCCAATCTGGGCAAAGTCCTACCAAATCCCGACAGCTCAGGCCAGTCCTCGCCAGTTCCCGCCAGTTCAGTCTGACTTGGCGTTATCTTGCGTAAAGGCTTGCTCGGGGTGAGCGCTTCCCCCAAAAAATTGGGTTTTGGCGTTTCGTTTTGCGGTTGTTTTGGCGGTGCGTTTAATGCTTGGTTTCGTGTTGCTAGGCGTTGGGCGGTCTTACGATTGACATAACTAGCCCCCCTTGATGCGTTGCAACTACGACATGCACTTACTAAATTGCTTGAGCTATCGTCACCACCTGCGTCATGCTCGATGAGATGATCAGCTTGAAAGGTTGAGTCCCATTCTTTGCCACACCAGTTGCACGGTGGTTTGCCTTCCATAAGTGCTGCTCTGTTTTGTCGGTATTGCTGGGTTTGTTTCCTGTTGCCTGCCATGTGTGTGATGCTACTAGCGCCCTTGCTTCGCTGCGGTTGCTTTCAGTGATACATCAGTCCGGTGCTTTGTGCCAGCCCCCACTTTCAGTCAGTAACTGTGGCAGGTGGTTTGTTTAGGACGGTCAGCCATACGCCTTTTGTGTCGTTAGGGAACGCTGCACTGGCGACTTACCCCAACAACCTTTCACGTAACTCATCTTGGGTG